CGTCGCCCTGGGCGATGACCTCGGCGAGGGTGCCATCGACCAGATAGGCAAGCTCACCATGATATTCGGCGAGGACAAGACCAAGGGACTCAATGGTGCCATGCTCGCCACCGGCTCGGCCATCAACGTGCTCGGTGCCAACTCGTCGGCCAATACGGGCTTCATCACGGAGTTCACCTCCGCCATGGCGGGCATGGCTGTCAATGCGAAGATCTCTCAGACCGATATCATGGGTTATGCGTCGGCACTCTCGCAGGCGGGCGTCGAGGGACAGACGGCCTCGGGTGTGTTCGCACAGATGATCACGAAGATGTTTACCGACCCGGCTAAGTTCGCACGGGCTGCACGGCTCGACGTGAAGCAGTTCACCGACCTGCTGAAGACCGATGCCAACCAGGCCATCCTCCAGTTCCTCAACGGACTGAAGCAGAACGGCGGCTTCGACTCGCTGGCACCCGCCCTGAAGTCGCTCTCCATGCAGGGCACGCAGGCCGTACCCGTCATCTCGTCGCTCATCAACAAGATGGACGAGCTGAAGAAAGCACAGCAGGACGCACGCCAGGCTTACGACGAAGGCACCAGCATCATCGACGAGTTCGACAACGCCAACTCCTCAGCAGCCGCCCGGCTCGACATCGCAAAGAAAGCCTTGAACGATGTGTCAGCGGAACTCGGACAAAAGCTCATGCCCATCGTCGAAGCGGGGTTAGTCACCTCGAAGACGGTTCTGCAAGTACTGTCGGCCGTCGCCGGATTCGTAACCCGTAATATCGCCACCATATCGCGGCTGGCCGTCGGCGTCGGAGCCTACACCGCCGCCGTGCAGCTGGCCACGAACGCCACAAAAATCTGGGCGGCTGTCACCAAGGCTACACCATGGGGACTGGTTCTCGGTGGCATCACGGCGGTACTGGTGGCCTACGACCGCTACAAGACGCGCCTCACTGAAGCACGGAAGCTGCAGGAGGAACTGAACGAGGTGGAAGAGGAAGCCGTCGTGAAATATACCGACCAGTCGCGGGAGGTCAGGCGGCTCGACGCCGCCATGCGCGACGAGCGCGTCAGCCTGGACGAACGCCGCAAGGCACTGGACCGTCTGAAGGCCATCATCCCCGACTATAATGGTATGCTCGACGAGGAAGGGCGCCTGACACGCGACAACAAGGCGGCCATCGACGATTACCTTGTCTCGCTCGAGAAGCAAATCAAGCTGAAAGCATACCAGGCTAAACTCGAAGAACTGTACGCCCGCCAGGCCGAACAGGAGGAGAACCAGCGTGACGCCTCTGACAAGTACTGGAACGCCCGGCAGACCAACACCCTGCAGGGTGGCAACAGCCCGGCCATGAGCCTGATGCGGTGGCTGGGCGTAGGCGAGGAAGCCAGTCTGAAGCGCACACTCGACGAGGCCGACAAGTCGCTGGCCGACACCAACAGCAAGATAACAACGCTCGAAAACCGCATCAGGAACCTCGGCGGCAGTGTGATTGCTCCTGCCGCTTCTACCACCACCGAAGACTCTACCACTGCCACTAACCCACCCGCCACCACCGAGACCGACAAGGAGCGCAAAGCCCACCTGAAGCGCCAGCGCGACGAGCGCCGCGAACTGGAGGCCGAAGCCAAGCAGGCCTACGAGCAGGAGAAGCTGGAGCTGCGCCGCCAGTACCAGGGCAAGGAGAAGCTGCAGGACGAGTGGCACGAGCGCGAGTACCAGGCAGAACAGCGCTACATAAACCGCCTGGCACAGATACGCACCACCCACAACGCCTCGGAGGCCGACCGTATGGAGGTGGCCAACATGCAGCTCGACAGCATCACCCGCGAGGCCAACCGCCAGCGGGAGGTGGAGCAGCGCAAGACGGCGGAGCGGCTGCAGCAGCTCGACCGTGAGCAGGGAGCCGAAGAGATAGCCCTGGCACGCCAGCGGCTCGACGGCGAGGTGGCCACCCAGCAGGAGTACGACGAGCGCAAGCTGCAGCTGGAGATCGACTACCAGCGCCGACGCATCGTCTTCCTCCGTCAGGGCAGTGCCGAGTACCAGCAGGCCATGAAGCAGCTGCTGCAGCTGGAGCAGCAGCAGGCCGACAGCGCCTCGCGGTTCACCCGCGAGGGCAAGCAGCGCTACCAGGCGGGCATGAACACCTTCCTGCACGACCAGTTCCAGGACGCCGGCAGCTTCGAACGTATGCGCCAGCTCAACGAGGAGTTCTACGAGCAGGGCCGCATCTCCTACCAGCAATACCAGCAGAACCTCACGGAGATAGAACGGCAGGAGACCGACCGCCGCCAGCAGATCCAGCAGACGGCCATCGACGCCACACAGCAGCTGCTCTCCTCGGCCAGCTCCTTCTTCTCGGCCATGCAGCAGCGTGAGACGGCAGCCGTCGACGCCAAGTACAAGCGGCTCATTGCCGCCGCCAAGAAGCAGGGCAAGGACACCACCAAGCTGGAGGAACAGCAGGAACAGGAGAAGGCCGCCATCCAGAAGAAGTATGCCGACCGCAACTTCCAGATACAGGTACTCCAGATCATCGCCAACACCGCCATGGGCATCTCAAAGACCATAGCACAGCTCGGCATGCCATGGGCCATACCCTTCGTGGCCATGACGGCAGCGGCAGGCGCCCTGCAGCTGGCCAACGCCAAGGCCGCCGCCGACCAGGCAGCCGGACTCTACGACGGCGGATTCTCAGAGGGCTACACCACCAAGGGCAACCCCCGCGAACAAGCTGGCGTCATCCCCGTCCATAAGAACGAGTTCGTGGCCAACCACCGTGCCGTGGCCAACCCTAACGTGCGCCCCGTGCTCGACGTCATCGACCGTCACCAGCGTGTCGGCGACATCCAGATGCTCAACGCCACCCGTCTCTTAGAGGAAGCCTACGGTCAAGGCCGCTACCGTGGCGGCTACACATCACCCTCATCATCGTCTGTAGGCTATACTGCGGCGGTGCCGCAGTCCGAGGCCGCCGACTTGCTCCCCATCCTCACCCGCATCGCCGAGAACACCGCACAGTCGCTGACCGTCCGCGACCTGCGCCGCGAGATACGCCACGAGGAGCGTCTGGAGAACAACGCCCACCGTTGATACTGTCCTTTTCCCTTCCACCTATTATATATATCTTTGCACTATGACAGTCTACGAAGCCATACACCAGATGCGTCAGCTCACGGCCAAGGGTCAGCCCTTTGCCCTGAGCTATATGACCTACTCACGCCAGAGCGGCAAGAGCCACGGCCCCGTGGCCTGCGAGCACGCCCTGCTCGTCAAGAACCAGAAGCCCGCTGTCGGCTGTGCTGCGGCGGTGCCGCAGCCCTCCCAGGACTACATGCTCACCTACCGCGACCAGGACACCGGCGAGGCGCGCCGCTTCTGGCAGCCCCTGCTTCTCTCCTTCAACCACCAACCCCTCAACGCTATTGACTAATGGAATTTGAATACCTCGTCCCCTACGTGAACGGCGAAGGCGACACCGGCCTCACGGCACGCCTGAAGTGGAAGCGCAACTTCGACAAGATCAAGGCGTGGATAGAAGGCTACGGCGGAGGCAGCGGCGTGCTGGAGAAAGACCTGGTGGTGAACTTCAAGCCCAACGTGGGCTATCTCAACGGCAGCGCGGGCATCCGCTACCAGAAGGGCACGCCGATAGAGACCGTGCTACGCAATATTCTCTACCAGGAGCAGCCAGTCCGGCTCACCGTGAGCGTGTCGGACGCGCAACCGGCATCCGGCACGCGTGTCACGCTGACGGCAACGTTCGATCCTGGCACGTCGGCTCTGACGGTCGTCAGCTGGCAGTGGTTCGTCGACGATGCCGACGAGCCTGCCGGTTCCGGAAGTTCCCTGTTCCAGCCTACGGAGACGAGCGGCACCCACCGATACAAGTTGGTGGCCACGCTGAGCGACGACAGCGAGAAGGTCATCTTCACACCGGTGACATGGATGGAGCAGGTTGCAACGCTCACGCTGTCGCCGCCGCAGTCACAAGAGGCGGAGGTCGGCGACACCGTGACGTTCACTATCAGCTACAATGCTGGTACGACGGGCGTAGCGTCGCCTAAGTTCGTGCCGTCGAAAGGAGCTATCAGCGGCAATGTACTGACGGTGGCTGTCGACAAAGAGGGTGAGGAGACTATTACCGTGACGGCCAAGGACGGCGACGACAATGTGCTGTGCAGCGGAGAGGCCAAAGTGACGGGATATTACAAGTGGTTTGCGGGGAAGGTGGATGCACGGACAATCTCGCAGCTGTCGTTTTCTGATATGACCACTTCTGGCAAGTTTATTGGGATAAGCGGCAATCCTTATGAATTTACCGTCAACAACTACAGACAGATAGCTTTTGCCGTGCCACAGAATAGTACTATATCAAAACTTGTAGACGTTGCGTCAACAATAGACGTTCTTGATAACCAAGACTTTATCGTGACTGGCACATTACAACATTCCAACGGGAAAGTCTATAATGTTGTTTTGTTTCTCGCCAATGCGTATTCTGGTAACGTTGATTCAAAATATAGAGGATATACGACATGAGCGTGACATTAAAAGGTACACCACTTCCAGGTTCTTACAAAAGAATTACTCCGAGGCCAGTCGACACGACTTCGGTATGGGCGACCTACGACCAAGCCGCAGAGTATGCTGCTAACAACGGCACAGATGACTATTGTCCTTACGATGGTCAGTTGGTGGTGACGCTTGCTGGCTATCCTGATGTCAGTGAGAGCAGCCCGAAATATACCGAGGCTCATCTGTGGCGACTGAAATACGACGGCACCACTGAAGTTAGCGGACTGCAGCGTCAGCACTTTACGCTCGACGAGGTAAAGAGCGGCAATGCTGTGGCTGGCACTGACGTTCATAATATCTATACGGGTACGCAGCGGTTTGGCTCGTGGATTGAGCTAATGGCTGGCATGACGATGGGCTTTAACCTTGTCACTGCTACTAACCCTGCTACCGGTGAGCCTATTATAATGACCGACCCCGTAACAGGAAAGATACAGCGTTACAAAGGTGACGGTACTATTGGCGTTGTTCAGGACAACGACGAGCGTATATGGCTTGACAGTCAGGGACACGCGCACATGGTCATATCGGCCATCAAAGTACTCGGCAAACTGGATGTGAACGAGATTGATGTGAACCACATCCGCCATACCGGCGGTCTCTTCGTCAACTCACGGGCGAACCTCGTGGTGAGTGCCGTCGAAGAGCAGACGGGCGGCTATACTAAGCTGTCGTTTGTACAGCGGAATGCTGACGGCATGGCCATCTACAATCTGTTCGAGGCTGGGGACCTTGCCCTGTCTATGACGTTCAACGTCGTGAAGGAGGGGGTGTCGCAGCCGACGAACGGCGAGGTAGTCCGTTTCTATTGGCGCGAGGTTGACAGCACAGGCATTGACTACATAATCTTGAAGCCTGCTGGCACATACACCGGGAAAGAAAGCACCGACGACGGCGACTACTCGGTTATGTCAACGCCGCAGGTCGGTGATTCCGTGGTGCAGATCGGTAATACCGACAAGGAAGGCCGTCAGGGTCTCCAGTGTATGGGATTCTCCCAGTCTAACGGCCCGTACATCGCTGAGTACGATGGTATCAACAAGCCGTCTGCCAGCGTCTCGTTCGACCGTCCGTTGGATGCCATAATCTACCTGTCGCCAAAGTACCACAAGCTGCAAGGTAACAAAATATTGCTTAAAGCAACGAAAGAGCAGGATTCTACAGATGTTACCCTGACGGCAGATACTATTAAAACGATAACGCAGAATTTGAGCGTTGTTGCGAATATTCTTGATATTCAAGCTGGCAATGTTAGTGCAACTATTAACGGGCTTGACGGACGTATTGAAGCCAACGCCAAGAACATCGCCCTGAAAGCTGACAACAAGTGGCTGCTGAAGATGACTAAGGACTCTGCGGGAATGTATGTTATCGGCGAGGATGGACTGCCTTTGGCCAACGGCGGACGTATGATTCTTGTGGCCAACACCGATGGCTCAATAGGTGCTGTGACTATCGCCAGCAACGGCCAAATGGTTTACACTGGAGACTTCACACTGAAAGCCCGGAACGTGGACTTCACGGCTGGTGCTATCAATATGAACACAGCCAAGTTCACCATCGGCCAACAGGAGAACGTGACGCTCTTTGAGAACGGAAAGATTAAGACTGCCTACATCGACGTAAACACACTGAAGGCCAAACTCATCGACGCGGGTATCATTAACGCGGCCGAAATCGTTACCGACGCACTGACGGCAGCGTCATCGTTCAACGCACAAGGTGCAAAGATAGCCAACCTGACGGTGACTGGCAATTCCATATTCCAAGGTCATCTTGATGGTGTAGACGGCACATTCAGCGGCAACTTGGACGCTGTTGGCGGCACGTTCAAAGGTAGTGTCAGCATTGCTGGCGGCAAGGTGCTCATCGACGGCAACGAGGTGAACGGTGCAACCAGCGACGCCGTACAGATGCACATCGGCGTAAACGGACTGATAACCAAAGTAGCTAAGGTGCTGAACCAATACCTGCTGGCCAATACTGACGGCATAGAAATGCGCTGGGGCGACGACGGACTGCGGCTGTCGCAAAACGGTCTCGAACGCTACGACGGCTCAAAGTGGGTAAATATGTTCTCTGAGGAGAAGGTTCGCACCATCAATGGCGCGACGACGCTCGACGTGAAGGATGGCATTGTGGTATGCACTAAGATGGAAAGCCACTACACCGTGACGTTGCCGCCGACATCAACTGAGCTTGTCAACGGCAAGACGATACAGATTATTGCCACAGACACCACTGCGAACCACTACATCGTCGTCAAGCCCAACAGCAACCAACAGATAACAACCTCTGCTGCTGGTAACAACGATAATGGCGGGCGCAAACTGTTGCACGCCAACAGGTGCTGGGTGACTTACCTTGGCGGCTTCTGGCACTTCAGCGCAACAGGAGGCTCTGACGCATAAACAAAGAAAGGAACAAACGTATGGCAGAAATAACAATACAAGACGTAGCACAATATCTGGCCGAACACGGCTATGCAACGTGGAGTGAGCTAACCACAAGGAAGATGCTCACAGAGGACGGTATGTGGACGCGGTTGCAGAGCAACTACGACTCCTCGCGTGCCATCGACCCACGTTATATCACGTTCCCCACCGTAGACTTGTCGAAATATGCCAAGGAAGCCGACATCAAGCAGTGGGTGAAGGAGCAGGGCTACGCCACCACCGTTCCGAGCCTTAGCGGCTATGCCACACAGCAGTGGGTGAAGGAGCAGGGCTTTCTCACTCAGCACCAGTCTCTGTCGGGGTATGCCACGCAGTCTTGGGTAACGGCGAGAATACAGTCATCGGTGTCTGGCTTTGCGTCGCAGGCGTGGGTATCACAGAACTACGCGACACAGGCCGCGCTCAGAAACTATCTGCCGCTCAGTGGAGGCACGATGACAGGCGACATTGAGTCACAGAACATCATACCGGTCACAGATAACGAATACTCCCTCGGTACGTCAGCTAAGAGGTGGAGTATTATACGTACTTTGAAGGCGGATTTTGCTGCTGAGATTTATACTCACGGAAAGATTTACGCATACGGAAACATACAACCGATGCCAAACAGCAACAATGCTTACCCGCAGCTTGGTACGTCAGCGGCTCGGTGGGCTAATGTTCTGACGAGTGGTGTCAACAGTGCTGGTAATATCATTCCCGCCACAACAGAGACTCATCAACTTGGTACATCTCAGTATAGGTGGGGCAGCGTCGTAACAAAGTCAATCGATGCTTCAGGCACTTCGTCGTTAGCCGCACTAATTGTTAAAGGCAGCGCAACATTCAACAACGGCATCAAGATAGGCAACTGCACAATATCGTGGGATCCGGACGTCAGTATGTTACATATTTCAACAGGCATATACTCCGATGGCGCTGTAACGGCTGGCGGTGTGGGTTCGTCTGGCGGCGGTGGCGGCGGTGGCCTGACGTGGGCTAATCTTGCTGCGGCCACTACGGAGCAGATAGCTCTCAGTCACCTTACAACGGCTCTCAGCGGCTACTTGACAGGCTACGGCAACCGTCCGTCGATAGGAATGGCTGGCTCGTCGGTGTCGTGGATTCCAGAAAACTACGGCGTTATCCTGCCACTGACCAATGCAGGAGCGGGAAACTACCAGCTCGACCTGTCGGGATATACATTCCCTCAAAACGTGAAGGCAAAAGGTGGCCTTGTAAGTACGGACTACAACAGTTCCGATTACCTGTTAACTGGTAATGGCGGTGCTAAATTTGCTCCGAATGTATTCAACGGAGTGTCAGTAAACGGTACAACACTAATAGTCACGATTTTCGACACGCCAAAGAGTGTCAGCCTTTCAAACTGCGGCTTCCTGACAGGCTCTGGCAACAATACGTTCAGTGGCATTAATACGTTTAAAAACACTACTTACATATATGGTTCTAATGCGCTTGTTTTCGGCATTGACTGCGGTATTAGTGCCACGTCAGAAGATAAACTGGAACTGCATGGCAACAACGGCGTGCGTATATCGTCCAACACCGTTGTAGAGGGCAAGGTGACGGCCACTGGCTTCATCAACTCATCCGACCTACGTATGAAGAATCTCTTCGGCGACGTCGGCCTGTCGGTGGCCGACATTGCCGCCATGCCTGCCGTGCGCTTCCGATGGAACTCTGGACGTGATACACAGACGATGCACGTCGGTACGATAGCACAGGCTTGGCAGACGCTGTTGCCAGAGGTGGTGTCGGAAGGCTCTGACGGCCTGCTCTCAATGGACTACGCATCGGCAGCACTCGTCAGCGTCATCAACGTAGCCAAGTCCGTCAGCGACCACGAACGCCGAATCCTCGACCTCGAAGCAGAGAACAGGAGACTGAAAACGGAACTCGAACAACTTAAAGCAGCTTAACAATATGCCACACAGCAACGGAAGAATATACACAGAAACAAGAAACGGAGTTCGCTACGGTGTGACGACGGAGGACGTTGCCGCCGTGCTCGGCCAAGCCTCGCTCGACGTTGGTACATTATGTCGTGCCAGCAACATCAATCCGTGGGCTAAGTACAGACCACTGCCGCTGTCGAGGCAAGACCGTGGTACTCCTGCCGCACTGACTGACGCACAACGTCAGGCAAGGGGATGGGGAGTGAATTTTGCCAGCCGATTCCAGATTAACAGTGAGTACGACACACCTCCGAAGAATATGGTTACGTTTGCCAATAACGGGACCCTGAGCGAGAATGACATGTGCGTCGTTCCGCTTGAATGGAATGCCGGCGTGCCTCACTGGTATAACCTGCTTGACTTTGTGCGTGTCGATAATAGCGGCAATATCGTAGACGGCGTAGGGTATAACCATAATGCCGTGGCAGCTGCTGATGTGGTGACGCTGGCAGGAGAGACGTATGTGATGAGCGGAGCTATCTTCGGAACAAATGGAAGGGAGGTTGTCATAGAGAATGGCGTGAGCTATAATGTCTCGCTCCCGAACGACTTGGGCTTCCTTCGTTCCATGTATAATGGCGGTACGCGCACGGAACACACAGAGGTGCTGTCGATCATGGATATTCTGATGAGTATAAACGGCGAGCAGTCGAACCATCAGATGTGGCAGTCAAATACCGTTTACGCCCGTCGCTGCATACAGCTCATAACGCGCGAAGATACTTTATATAACGGCTCCAGCGATTCCGGTCTGAAAGGTTCAAGTGTTCTCGTTGACGAGAGCGACAACGTTCACAGTGTGGATTTCTCATCGGACAGTGCGGTAACACTTACCAATGGCAACAAGACGTGTAACCTGAAAGACATCACGGGGAGAATCTGGGTAGCTGAATACTACAAGATTCCCTACTTGATTTCGCACGTACCCATCCCCGGACTTGTGTACACCATCAACATTGTAAGAGTAGAGCATGGTGCTGCTACGGTGGATATTGACGGACTTTTGTACTTCGATACGTTCGACGATTATCTATGGCTGTTAATAAAAAACGGGGGGCTTAATCTATATAATTTCCTCCTAAACAAATACTCAACATTGCTACTGAGAATCGGCAACGTGGAGGTTAATCTTCTCGACTCTTCAGTTATGACTTACTCAAGCGGAATGCTTATCACAACAGGGTCATACAGAGGATGGTATTCCTACTATATTGATACGAGGAATGCGTTTACCGACAGTAGTCAGAGGGCCGGCACCATTACGAGTGTTAAGGTCGGACAGACCGTACATGCAACAAAGTCAATTCAAGTAACTATTTATTAACCCTTTTAAAAACAACAGTATTATGACAGGAACAATGACAGTGACGAACGAAGTGACGAAGCGTGACTTTACGTTCAAGGACAGTGAGAACAGTGTTATGGCACAGGGCAGCTGCGAGACTAACGGCAGCGGCGAGGTGAGAATGTTGAACTGCTCGGTGTACGCCGCCGGGGGGCAGCGCGAGTACTTGGGCAACTTCAACTGTAACCGGCAGGGCGACGGCACACTGCGCGTCAGCTACAATCCGCAGACGGACAATGACCTCGATACGCTGCTGGAAGTGAAGCAGGCTGTGGTGGCAAAGCTCGAAAATGACAACAACGGTGATAACGAAACAACAGGGGAGGAATAAGGTATGGTGAAGAAAACTATCAAAGCTGGCGATGCCAACGCCTGTTACAAGCTGCTCAACGACGCACGGCTGGGCAACATCGCCGACGCTGCCAAGCTCGACGTGCTGCGTGTGCTGCGTGCCCTGCGCCCCATCGCTAAGGGACTGGAGGAGGAACATACCGCCGCACTCGGCAAGCTGAAGCCCGAAGGCTACGACGAACGACTGCAAGCGGCACAGCTCTACGAGGCAGCACAGAAGGACGGCAAGACATCGTCCATTTCGGCCACGGAATATATCGACATCATCCACGAGATACGCCGCTACGACGAAGCCATACGTGCCTATGACGCAACGCTGCTCAACGGAGAGGTGGAGGTAGAGTTGCCCTGTCTCGACAAAGATGTGCTGATAGAACTAATGAGTACAAATGGCTGGACGGCTGGTCAGGAGCTGGCCGTCGAGGATATAGCGGGAAAGGGGTAATTATATGAGATATCCAGGTTCAGACATCAAGTACAGAGTGACGGCCACCGACGAGCGTTTAGACCTCGACGGGCAGGACTTCACCATCACGGTGAAGAACCGCTGGGGTGCCGTTGCCTACAAGGTGAAGAAAGACGAGTGCTTCCAAGACTCTGAAGAGAGCTGGTATTTCACACTGGAGAGTGTCCCCAACGGTGTGTACTACGCCTACTTTGTGGCGAGCGTACCCGACGAGGACTACGACAAGCTGACGGCCACCGTCACCGACGAGCAGTATCTGATGAGCGTCGGTGTCTGCGAAACCCACCGTCACGACATAAGATGCTGTCAAGGCAGCAGCCACGCCGTCAAGTACGAGGAGGTGTGGACGGCCAACCTCGACGACGGAACATACCTCGCCGACAAGGACGGAAACCTCCAACTGACCTCTGACGGCGCACGCATACAGATTAAACCAAAAAAGTAACGCGATATGAAAAAAGTTATATTAGATAAACTTGACGGGCAGCAGGTGAAAGACCTGCTGCAGGAGAAGACGCCTGACGGCAAGGTGAACACCATCCCCGAACTGATTGAGAAGTTGGGGGAGATTCCCGACGGTGTTCCTTTGGACGAGTACATTCGTCAAGTAGCCGAACAGAGTGCCATCGACCCAGAGATGTTGAAGGAGATTGTTGGTGGTGCTGTTGATGATAAGTTCGACGAGGAAAAGACGAACATCATAACACCAGAAGACCGCGTTACTGAGGAAGAACTCGCTGATTTCGTTATTTAACAATCAAAAAACAAAAAGATATGCCAAACGCAAGAAATCACAAAATGCCAAAAGTCTCAAAAGAGGCTAAGGAGGCTGAGAACATCGCAAGACAGATGTATGCCTCATTAACAGAGGAAGGCGCACCAAAGGCGACACCGACTGGTTACGTCATCGGAGCGTGTCTCACACTGAAGCTGCTCTACGACCAAGCATCACAGCAGGTCGCCGACAAGGGGGAGCTAAAGGAAGCAGTTGTCAAGTTCGTACAGGACATCTAACGAAGAAAAATCATAGTTTTCGCGGGTGGAAGACCCACATAAGTTTCATTTTATAAATCTTTTCACATTATGACAAAAGAAAAGTACATGGCGTTAGCCGACTTCCAGTCACTCTGGACAAACAAAATCAAGCCCTACATCGTAAATGGCTTCATCGCAGTAACCGCCGTAGCTTCTGGCGAAACGGCACAGCTCGTCCTTCAGGACGGCACTCTGCTCCCGCAGGACACGTTCCAGTTAGCTGGCAACTACATCGCCGCCTCTGAGAAGGGTGCTAACAACGGCGTTGCTACGCTCGATGCCACTGGCAAAGTTCCGTCAAGCCAGCTGCCATCGTTCGTTGACGACGTTATCGAGGCTGCTAACTTCGCTGCTCTGCCCGCAACTGGTGAAGGTGGCAAAATTTACGTCATCCTCGACAACAACAAGACCTATCGTTGGGGTGGTTCTGCTTACGTAGAGATTAGTGCAAGCATTGCTCTCGGTGAGACTGAGGGCACTGCCTACGAGGGTTCTAAGGGTAAGGCTCTGAAGGATGACTTCGACGGCCACGAGGCTGACACCGACATCCACGTCACCACCTCGGAGAAGACTACGTGGAACGGCAAGCAGGCCAAGATTACCGCCTCTGGCATCCTGAAGGGCGACGGCAATGGTGGCGTGACGGCTGCTGTCGCTGGCACGGACTATCAGGCTCCGCTTACCGCTGGCACTGACTATCAGACGCCCATCACGTTCAACACGGCTTACAATGCCAGCACCAACAAGGCAGCAACGATGTCCGACCTGCCCGAGGTGCCCGAACGCGTTACCGCTGCCGACCTCGAAACATTCACGGTCTAACCTCTCGTTTGGGGGATGGGAGCTTTACGCTCCCTCCCTCTCTCTTATTTAACAAATAACGTATAATCAAAGAAAGCTATGAATAAAGCAAGATATATGGCTCTTGCCGACTTCCAGACGCTATGGAGTAATAAGATAAAGCCAGCCCTGTCTTCGCAGATCGGTGCAAAGCAGGGTGCTATTGAGAACATGGCATCCCTCGGCTTTGCCTACGGTATCTGCGAGACAGAAACTGGTACGGCGGCAAAGACCGTCGCCATCAGCAACTTCATACTTCTTAACGGCTGTATCGTGAGCTTGCTGATGGCCAACAGGATGAACGAGAACAACCCGACGATGAACGTCAGCGGTACGGGAGACAAGCCCCTGTGGTATCATGGCGCCTCTATGCCTACGAACATCGTGAAGCCCAACACCACGCTCATCCTACAGTATGACGGAACACACTGGAACGTCATAGGGCTGGAGCATAGCAAAGCATCGTTCAATGCCTATGTAGACCTCGACCTGCCCAGTGGCCTGCTGTGGGCAACCAAGAACATCGACGTGACGCAGCAGGGCGGCTTTGCCAGCAGTGAGTTCCAATATGAGTGTAGCTTCTTCTCATGGGGCAATACCGACGGCCACAACCCGACGAGCATATCAAGTTTCGGTGACTACTCCTTCGGAACGGGAAACGACACGGAACCTTATGTGTCAAGTCCAGGTGCAGCCATCGAATACCCCGCATCGGCAGGACTGGCATACGACGCCGCCCGTGTGAACTGCGGTGCTCCGTGGCGATTGCCTACGACGGGAGAGTTTGCGGAGCTGTTCGCCAATATTGACTATATCGACGCCAACGGTGATGTCATATCGTCTGAGACCGCAGACAAGCGAGTGACAGTGAACGGTGTGCTTGGACTATACTGTCGGTCGAAGAATAATGGAGAGGTTATTTTCTTTCCTTGCTCCGGCTACGGCTATGGCGCGGGTTGGTACAGTCGCGGGTCGAGTGGCGACTACTGGTCGTCCTCGCTCAGCTCTCAGACGGATGGCCGTCACTTGAGCTTCAACGGTGGCGGTGTCAATCCGCAGGGCAGCAACGGCTATCGGTTCTACGGCTTCGCGGTGCGGCCGGTTCAGTAACTTCTTTCCCAAGAAGTACCACAGCATGGAGTCGTGCACCAGACGCGCCCCAAGCGCGTCACAAGCACGGCTCCCGCAACAAAAGTAATAACAAACAACAATTAAGAGTATGACTATATCAGAGATAGTAAAGATAGAGACAGACCGCAGTGAAAAGGCAAGGGTCGTCCATCTTCTGAAAGAGGGTTCCTTCTACCACGCCAACGACTGGAGTGCATGGCTGATGACACGTTTCCCCGTAGGCGAGGCAAAGAACAAGCCTATGAACGTCACAGCAAAGAAGCTGAAGGACGGTTATATCCACGCATTCGTCGGCTTTCCTGTCACGTCTCTCGGCAAGTATGTCCCTGATGATGGCTCAGTGCGTTTCGAGCACGTTTCGGACGTACAGATAGATGTCGAGCTGTTGGAGGTGGACTTCGGCAACGCCACTATCGAAGACCTGCGTCGCGAGGTTGACGAGTGGAAAGCGACGCTGCCGCTCGAAGACAAGTCGAAGAAGCGGGAAGCACGCGATGCCCAGGAGTTAGCGCCACAGATAATGCGTGTGACGGAGATTATGAACCGCATTGTGGCCTATCCGCTGGAATCGAAGTCGCCTGTCGAGGCGTGGGAGTTCCTGCGGAAGATGCGTCAGAATATCCTTGCTATATACTAACTCTAAAATATAAAGGATGGTTCAGAAAGAAGTTCATAGGTCGCTCGTCCGGTATTCCTTTCGGTCTATCGGAAAAAGCAACGATACGCAACGGTCATGCCAGATGGTGCATCCCCTTTGCGCACTCATAGAAGGTGGCGACCGTAAAGCCTTTCCTTGCTCCGGCAACGGCAATGGCACGAGTTGGAACAATCGCGGGTCGAATGGCAACTACTGGTCGTCCTCGCTCAACTCTCAGACGAATGGCCGGAACTTGAACTTCAACGGTGGCGGTGTCAATCCGCAGAACAACAACAATCGGTTCTACGGCTTCGCGGTGCGGCCGGTTCAGCACTCAACTGTAATCATCCTTTTTCACTTAAACAACGACAGCACGGTATGACACTGACACGCGAAAGACTCCTTCGAGACCTCTATGTGGCCTTCTACGACGCAAGACGGCACAAGTCCGTGCGTAGCTACGTGCGGCACTGGGAAGATGGCCTGAAGGCAAATATGGACGTGCTTTGCGACGATTTGCTGACAAGGACGTATCGTCCCATGCCGTCGAAATGCTTTATCGTGGACTACCCGAAGAAACGGGAGATATTCGCTGCGATGTTCCGTGACAGGATAGTGCATCACCTATATTTCAACTACACCCACGAGCTGTTCGAGAGTACGTTTATAGCCGACTCGTATTCGTGTATCAAGGGACGTGGTACGCATTATGGCATCGGACGTGTGACGGATTTCTGCCGACGGGAATCAAGGAACTGGCAGCGCAAGACGTATGCTATGCACCTTGATATTCGCGGCTATTTCATGCACATAGACCGCAGTAGGCTGCTGGCGATAGCAAACGGTACACTGCGGAAGATAGCTACGCATCGTGCCCCTAACGGCAAGCTATGGAGGGACGAGCTGGATATGGATTTCCTCTGCTGGCTGACAGAACAGACCGTAATGCTCAATCCCGTGGAGAACTGTATCATTGCCGGCAGTGCGTCGGACTGGGAAGGGCTTGACCCTCAGAAGTCGATGCTGCACTTGAAGCCCGGCCTCGGTCTGCCGATAGGCAACCTGACATCACAGCTGTTCTCGAATGTTTATCTGAACGTATTCGACCAGTATATGAAGCGAACGTTACATTGTCGGTATTACGGTCGATATGTGGATGATGCCATCGTGGTAAGCAGCGATAAGCAGTGGCTCGTGTCGATAGTCCCGCAGATTCGGGAGTTCCTGTTGACGGAACTCGGGCTGGAGCTACACATGGGTAAGCTGTGGATGTCGGAGGTTCATCACGGTGTGGAGTTCCTTGGCGTGTTCGTCCGTCCGTGGCGTACCTACATGTCGCGGAAGGCTTTGGAGCGTGTAAAGAAGCGTGTGCGCGGACTGAAAGGGAAGCGCCCCTCACACGTACTACGGAGCGTAAACAGTTATCTCGGTATCTTCAGGCACACCAGGTCGTACCGAATCAGAAGGAGAATCTTCAATCGCTCAGAGTTCCTGCGACTCGGCGTGTTCGACGCAGGTATGAAGAAGCTAACAAGAAACAATAGTTATAAGTTTAATTAAAATTTTAAGCAAAATGGAAAAAATTTTCGGACTTACAAAAGACTACGGTCCCATGCGGAGTGATGCTACAAGGGTAGTCATCTGCTACGGCAGGGAAAGTGTTGACAACGAACACTCGACGTGGTACGAGGTCTATCTGCCGAAGAAGCAGAATACGCTCGTCGGTATCAATGAAGTAAAGGAGGCCATCATCGCCGACATCAACGCACAGACGGATGAGAAGATTCTCAGCGGCTTCGTATGGGACAACATCAGCGTATGGCTTAGTGCCGAGAACCAGCGTAACTTCTCGGAGGCACAGCGTATGGCGGAGAAGTACGGCAGCAGCGTCCTGCCGCTGACCTTCAAGCTCGGAGAGACAGGTGACGGGACTCCCGTGTATCACACCTTCGAGACCGTGGAGGAGCTTGACGGCTTCTACACGCAGGCGTTCAGTTATGTGAACCAGTGTCTGACGGAAGGGTGGCAGCGTAAGGATGCCATCGACTGGACTCCTTACGAGGCTCTGTTCCCGAATGCCGAACAGCCAGCTGAGTCATAGCGTTAGTACAAATTTTGTAAGATAAGAATGTGCGAAACGAACTTATGACGACACTGGTAATTATCTCTTTCCTCTTGTCAGTCCTCGGCGTAGGGTTGGCAACGTGGCAGCGCAAGGCTCTTCCAGACAGCGTCAGTGCCCTCGTCTACGACCTGCCTAAAGGTCGGCAATGGCTGTGGACGCTGTGGATGTGGCTGGTAGGCTTGACGGCAGGCATTCCCCTGCTGGAGGCAATGGAGTATAATCCGCTTCAGTTCATGGCGTTTATGATGACGGCGGCATTACTCTTTTGTGGCGCTATGCCTCTCGTCGCCAACAGGCGCAACATTCCTCATTATGTCACTGCGATGGCGGCGGGTGCGATGAGCCAGCTGTGTGTGTTGTCGTTGTGTGGTGCGTGGTGTTTTTATCCGTGGCTGCTGCTGGCGCTGCTTTTCTACGTGGCTTTATTTTCGAGTGACGTGCTGCAAGCAGAAAAGCTGTTTGACGGCCTCAGACGTTACGGCGTATTGGTCGCTGAAGCCGTCTGTGCGGCAATGTTGTATGTGTGCCTGCTGATTAAGTTGTAACTGATACGGAATGAAAAGTATGGAGAACACAATGGGAACGAAAGCAGTTGTCTGGGGCAGCATTGGCGCCGAACTGCTCAACGTGGTCTACGACCTGCGCTATATGGTGATATGCGCTCTCGCCCTGATACTGGCCGACCTGTGGTGGGGCTACAGCGAGAGCCGTCTGCGACGGCAGCACGCCCGCGAGATAGGCAACGCCACGCTCGAGGACAAGTTTAAATGGCACAAGAGCCGGGCTATACGCCGGTCTATGAACAAGCTGATAGATTATGTAAGCTATTTGGTTTTGGGTGCGCTGCTCGGCATGGGCATCACAGAGCCTATGGGTATCTGTAGTCACGTCTGGACAGCCGCACTCGGACTGGGAATCGGCGGCGGCTGCGAGGTGGCGAGCATCATCGGCCACGTGGCCTACGTCAAGCTGGGCGTAGAGGTGTCGCTGATTGATGCCTGGCGCGCCACGATGCGCTTCTTCGGAAGATTGCTGAAGTCGAAGAGTCAGGAGATTGGAGATGCCGTGGAACAGATAGGCCGCGAGAGCTACGACAAGGAAACAAATATGGAGGATTGAGAATGTTAAAAACGCAGGTCAGTAACAAAAAAACTACCAAAATATTTGGCAGTTTATAACTTTATTGTTACCTTTGCATCGTCAGAAATGACAAAGAGATCTTAAACATCATGAAAACATCCGAGTTGTTAGAAATCCTGAGAGACAATGATTGTTTCCTGGAAAAACACGGAGGTCGGCACGACAAATGGAGAAACCGCAAAACCGGGGAATTCGAATGGGTGCCGAGGCACGCTGCAGAAGTCCACAAAGGACTTGCTCAGAAAATCTTGAAAAAGCTGGTCGGGGAATAGCCCCGGCCACTTTCAAAAGACCTGGTGCCTTTTTTATAAGCGAGAGGTCTCTTTATGAAGAGTAATAACATTAATGCAGAGATAATGAAAAAGGTTTTGGTAACAGTCGCACAGGCTTCAGACGGCACATATTGGTGCCATACAGAACAAGATGTGTTCGGTGGCGGTCTTAATGGCGCGGGCAGCACCGTCAAGGAAGCAAAAGAGGATCTTGCAGTATGTCTCGAAGATGCCAAAGCGGATTATGTGGAGAATGGTGGGACTCCCTACGATGTGGAGTTCCATTACCAGTATGACCTGCAGTCTTTCTTCGAGTATTTCTCTTTTCTGAACATCACCGAGATAGCCAAACGAGCAGGCATTAACCCTTCTTTGATGCGTCAATACACACGCGGCATCAAGAATGCAGGTGAAAAAACTTACACCCGTCTGGCTGAATGTATGGGTAAAATCACAAAGGAACTGAGTGCCGCGTCCTTCCGGTAGAGGACTTGGCGATGTTTTCAATACGTTTAAGATTACTTCAATCCCCCTGTGCGAGAGCATCGGGGGATTTTTTTATGGATATCCAAAGATACGTTGCTGTCAGCGGTGGTTTGAGGAATATAAATATATGTCTTTTTACTCTATTGAAACAGGTGTTATCTTTGCAGAAACAAATATGGAGGACTGAAAGACAATGGAATTAAAACTGAGAAGAATCGCCCGCAAGGAGAAATACACCATCGGGCGGCTGTACATCGACGGTGAGTACTTCTGCGACACCATCGAGGACAAGGACAGGGGACTGCGGCAGGACTTGCCGCTGAGTGTGAACAAGAAACGCAAGATGCCAGGAGAGACGGCCATACCCGTGGGGAAGTACCGCGTGACGCTGGGCGTGCGCTCGCCGAAGATGTCGCAGCGACCGGCCTACGACTTCTGCAACGCCTACGTACCCAGGCTCATCAACGTGCCAGCCTTCGACGGCATACTGATACACATCGGCAACACCGAGCGCGACTCTGCTGGCTGCATCATCGTGGGACAGAACAAGGTTGTCGGCAAGGTCATCAACTCCACCGAGACGTTCCATCGGCTGTATGAGCGGCTGAAGGCGGCGTCTGGGGATATTTATATAACGATAGAGTGATGGAACGGAAGAAGGTTATTGTAGAGCTTAGTGTGCTGACCTCGCGTGCGAACAACCGCGAGGTAGAGTACGATTTGTGGAAGCTGTGCCCTGCGTTTCGGGATATGGAGAGCGGGGAGACGCAGATAGAGGATGTCGACATCAAAAGCATAGAGTAATGAGACAGCTGAAGTTGATAGGGTGGTATCTTGTGGCGGTGGCGGTGCTGGTTGTGCTGCTTACCTGCACGGGATGCTCGCCGAAGACCTACGAGCGCATCGTGAAGGACACTGTTATGGTGACGCGCTACGACACCGTGCTTGTCAACCTGCGTCCCGTGGCGGTCAGTGTTCCGGTTCCTCAGGTTGTGCTGACGGAGATTGTTCCCATCAGCGACACACTGCTGACGCTCGACAACGGCCTGTACGCCTCGGAGGTGCTCATCAAGGACGGGCAGGTGACGCACAAGCTGCGCCCTTCCGACGGTGCCGACAGCCTGCACGCTACGGTTGTCGTGGCAGATACGACGCATATCACGCACACCAACACGACACAGACCCATACCGAAAAGGAGAAGGTGACTGTAGAGAAGCAGGAAGCGTGGTACACGAAGCTATGGCGTAAGTTGTCGGGAACGCTAACGTGGATCATCGTCGGAGGGTTATTGGTTGTTTGCTTTCTTTTCGCCGTGAGGCGGCGCATTTGATTACTTCATACGATTTGCTACGCTCTCAGCGGAGGGCGGCTTTTTAGGTTTTTCATAGGTTAGTTTTAAGTTTTAATTGGTTTTTTAAGATTTGATTTGTGCGTCCTTGCGGTCTGAGAAGATAGCAAGGTTTCCCGCGTAAACTATCATTTCTGCCGCAAAAACAATCGTTTTAACATTCTTTACCGTTTTTTTTTTGTTGTTAAGAAAAGAGTCCGTATCTTTGCACCCGACAACCGACATCAACGATGTCAATGGAAGGGCAACCAGTATAAAACGCCCACCTTCATAAGTCGGGCTTTTTTTAATGCCCATATAACGCAAAGGCGGCTGGAAGTTTCCGCGAAAATTATGCCCTCCAGTGACATGATGTTCGGTTGTCAAACGGGGACTGACAGCCGCCTCCCTTTTTACCCCGTGGGGACCAGCGGCAAAGAGTTATTAACGCATTAAAAAAAAGTAAAGTCATGAAACAGAAAATCCAAATCCCGGAACCGGCCTACGACATCACCGAGTTCCTTGCACACCTCGGCATCATCGTGTCGTCACTCTCGTTATTAATCATCGCAGCAGCTTTAGGAGGATAGGCTTATGGGACAGGCTAACGAACTCATCCAGATAGAGACCGCCTCAATGGCCACCAACGAAGGCCTCACGTATATGTTCCAGGTTGTCATCAACCGGCAGGACACCCCGCCCGTGTCCCTCGACGCCCTGCGCGAGCTGCGCCGCCTCTGCGACTGCATGATACACCTCGGCGAAGAGAACGAGCGTACCCGACTCACAGCGCAATCCCATTCATAGGTTTATTATAGACGTTTTTAAGAAATTTTTTTGTCTTCTGCCCGTGCCCTCCGTGAGGATCGCACGGGCTTCTCGTTATCAATTATCAATTATCAATTCACAACACTCCCTTGTACCTCACCAGCAGCTCGTTCGCCTGCTTGATATCCTTCGGTGTGTACATGTCCGTGATCAGTATCGACGAGTGCCGCGCCTGGTCCCTCACGCTCAGCACGTCGGTGTTCGCCCGAAGCATATTCGTGATGCCCGTATCCTTCAGCGAGTAGAACTTGTAGCGGTCCGAGAACTTCAGCTGCTTGCGCAGCTTCAGCCAGTAGTCCCTGAAGCACTTCTCGCTCCGGTACTCGCTGCCTGGCTTGAAGCCGTCAGAGAACAGATACCAGCACCCCGGCGAATCAAACACCCTCAGCTCCAGCATCAGGTCTATCACGTGCATCGGCAGTGTCACTACGGCGTCCTGCCAGTTCTTCGCCACGTCGCCGTGTATCAGCAGTGTCTTGTTCTTCAGCGAGAAGTCCTCGATCTTCACGTTCGATATCTCGTGCGGACGCACGAACAGATAATGTAGCAGATAGCACGCCAGCAGGTAGTGCCGGTTGTTCGCCTCGAGGTAGTCATGGATGCGCTGCAGCACACCGTCGGGAATCACGTCGCGGTTCTTCTTGCCCGAGCGGTTCTTCATCTGGGCAATACCCTTCGTCGGATCTTCCTCTATGTACGACTTCTGCAACATCCATGTCGAAAAGCTCTTCAGCCAGTTCAGGTAGTTGTTACGCGTCCTGATGGTGTTGTCACGGTCCAGGAACACGTAGTCCAGGAAAGCGTCCACCAGCCGCTTGTCAAACTGGTACGCATACCTCACGTTCCGGCGCTCCCTGGCCACCCACTCCTTCAGTATCTTATGACGGCTCAGATAGCCAATCACCGTGTCCTCCCTCATGTTGTGCTCGTTCAGCTGCTTCGTCAGATACTCCTTGTAGCGGTCGCAGGCATCCTCCCACCTGACGTAGGCCAGCCCATCCGACTGTCCCATCCAAGGGTTCCAGCCCGCCTTCAGCTCGTCACGGATCCGCGCCGCCACCCCTTCGGCATACTCCCGCCGTGCCCGCTTCCCCTTGATGTTCTTCATCTCGCGGTTCAGCCTGACCAACTTCCTCTTCAGCACGCCGCTCTCAGGGTCGAAGGCGTAGAAGCTCACCTTCACCTCCTTTTCACCCCACACCACCACAGGCTCCCTATATTCCTTGGAGCGCCCGATGATATCCGAATTTTGAAAAGTCATTTTTTTGTCCTCTTCATTTCTAAAGAGAACCACGGTTTAACTTAGTTTAACGCCGCCACAGGTCACCACCGACCCGTCCCGGCCTCTTTTTCTCCCAAGAACTGATTCATTACTGATTCAGTTCTCTCTTTAAAAATCAAGCTAACTATCTGCGAAACAAATAGTTAGCTTTAATTTTGTCGAGGTGACAGGACTTTTTTCGCTATTTTTAGCTTTCTGAAACGCCCTGTTTATCGTGGTTCTCGGTATGTTAAACACCTTTGTTTGATTCAATTCTGATTCAGTTTTCGCCGTTTTCCTCTATAAGAGCGAGCAGGCGGCCGGTTGTATGACGACGCAGGCAGCTACATGGCGGCGAGCTACATGGCTGCAGGCTACATGGCGGCGCGCTACTTATTGGCGAGGAGCTTGTCGGTGAGCGCATCGATGCGCTTGCGCTGTTCCTCGATGGTGCGCTGCTGGTCGGCGACGAGTTTCAGCAGCTTCCTGGTGTCGTGGTCTTCGGGTTCCGGCGGTATGGTCTGCTGACCCATGACGAGCCAGTTGGCATCGCACCAGGGCTTGTCGATGGCTTTGATGATAGCGACCATCAAGTCATATCCGGGCTTATAACCTCTCAATAAGAGATTTCGAAGCGTACTGTCGGCGACACCACACTTTCTGGCAAAGGTGGCAACGGTATGCCCCTCGCGCTCGATGGCATACTTAATACGGTCATTTATCGTCAACAATTCATCCATTTTGCTAAACAAAAGTTAAAATACAACCGAAATCTAATATTTTTCCTATAAATCTATTGCGATTTATCGGAAAGTTATTATCTTTGCGCCGTAAATCATTATTTTCGTCACAAAATTAATAAAATATATTTGAATAACAAAGGTTTTAACAAAAAAAATTAAAAGATGGTATTTAGTGAGTATATAAGAAGCCTTTCCCCTGAAAGGAGGACAAGTGAGCGCCGGGAGATGATCAAGAAGATAGCCGAGGTGACTTGCAAGAGTGATGTGGCGGTGTACGCTTGGATCAACGGCGAGCGTGAGCCTGACATGCTCACGAAGAAGGCGATCAGCGGTCTGCTGAATATTCCGGTAGAGGAACTGTTTCCCGAAGGGAATGGATAATTGATAATGGAGTATCTGGCCAACATAGAGGCCGTCGGCATACCTACCTACATATCTTGAGGTACTTGGATGACAGCCCGGAAAGACGGGCACCTGCCACGGAAAGCCTGTAAATGGCGCAACAGGCATGGGATAAGGCTGCTTGGGTGTAACCCTGATAAGATTCGGTCGAAGCAGCTGAAAGCTTGCATGAGCGGGGGTTCGAGTCCTCACCGTGGCGCAAGAAAGTCCTTCAGCGGAAGGCGACATACTACATTTTGTTAAATCCCAAAACGTATGCTAAAGGACATACGCCGTGAGAGTCGGCAACCAGTGAGACATGAGAAAACAAGTGATTAACCCAAAAACGGCTTCTCGGTAGGCGTCGTACGTCCTCTGGGGATCGTTGGAGAGAGAATTAAGTTGTCGTAGTGTCAGAGCGTGGTTAGATAATAAGTTGACGGGTTCAGGGTGTCCGTAAGGACGCACGCCGCAAATGAGCTGTGGGACATTTGTTTAACAATTTGCGAGATATGTTTGTTATTAGCATGTTTAGATTTGATGGTGGGCGTAGTGATACGCCCTCCGTTTTCCAAAGTACAAACTTAAAAACAACAAAATATGAAAACTGCAGATTTTGAGCGCGCCATCGAGGCGCTTGGTGTGCAGGGCTTAGAGGTGACAAAGTTCCGCTACCAGCTTAACGGCGGTGTCGCCGAGGTGTACGGGCGGTTAGGGCACATGACGCTCCTGATGTGGGACGCTAACGGCCGCGGTTTCCGTTTCGACATCGAGCAGGACATGGAGGGGTGTGCCGTGGTGGACTATCCGGAGTACCTGGGCTACCGGCGGGACAAGGACTTTGATTTGACGTTTTAAGAACAAACACTATATGAGTACAACCAATGTAGCAATTATTAACGGCATCAGTCTCCAGGTGGTGGCCGATGAGCGAGAGCAGTTAGTTCCGAGCCAATTTGCGAAGCTGAAGGAGCATCCGATATTCGGTTCAGTTATCCCCCTGAGGGGTACAACTGGGGCCGACGGGAAGACCCGTGAGAAGAATTAGGAGGAAGATTTCTAATTATGAATACAGAAGAGAAAATCAAAGAATTGTTCCTCCAGCTGAGCAGGACAAAGAAGGTTGAATTTATCAGCGACAACATCGACTATGCGTCAGACCGGGCCATCGTCCGGCATGTCGGCAGTTACATCTGTGATATTCTGGAGGACCTGTGGGAAGACGGGCACGTCGACGGGGTGGTAGAGTTCCTGAAGGGCAAAGGATATAAGGTAGAAAAGGCATGAGAAAGAAAAGAAAGGATAAGAGGCGGTCCAGGAACCTGAGCCTGCCCATGTGGCTGAAGCTCCGGATGGACGATTCGTTCTTCGGCCAGGTGAAGTGGATGATCGACAGTGCGGAGGAATGCAATGCCAGCAGTGTGAAGTTGAGACTGGTGCTCAAACGCACGCCCTGGATAGCGACGTTAGAGGTGAAGCGCCATGGCAATTAAGAATATCAAGATAACCCTGACCAACGGCCAGAAGTACAAGCTGCGAGAGCCAGAGAGCCTGCCGGAGATAGACCGGGAGCGGACTGCAATCTTTGTGTTCGACAACTTGCAGGTCTATAACGGCCAGAGCGACGGTGAGGTGGACGAAGACGGCGACTTCTGCATCTTCGCCCCTGGCAAGTTCCACGGCATAGGTATGCCGTTCAGTAGGCTGTTGGGCTGGGCGTACAAACGAAAAGGAGATAAGTGATATGAAGCGAGTATATATCAGCGGAAAGATCGGCGAGGAGGTGATCAGCGATGCCACCCGCCGGAAGTTCGCCCGGGCCGAGGAGATGCTCAGGGCGAAGGGATACGACGTGTTCAACCCCTGCGACGAGAAGTGGCAGGCGACCCTGCGCAGGGACTACGAGAAAGAGAAGCTGTCGCCCGGCAGTTCGCTGCTGCAGGGCAAGTTCCCGACGTTCTATGCCTACGCGCTGCTGAGGGATTTGATGGTGCTGACCACGAAGGATGCCGTCTATTTCCTCGACGACTGGGAGGCGAGCAACGGCGCCAACACGGAGCTGAGCTTTGCCGTGGCCACCGGCATCAGGCGCCTCTGGCAGAGCAAGACCGATGCCGCAGTCTATAGCGACGACGGCGAAAAGCCGGAGGACGTGTGGCTGCCGACAGCCGGAAAGGAGGTTGAGGTATGAGGGAACAGAAATGGGTGATAACCGGGGTGAACCGGCTGACGGGCGAGAGCGAGGCGGTGACACGTCCGCACAACCGGGACACGACGGCGACGATGCTGGAGCGGCTGAAGCGGCGGCAGAACTCGAAGTTGGCGTACCGGCTGCTGAGGATGAAGCCGGCTGCGGAGGAGGGGCGGATATTCTGAACCCGCCGGAGAAGCGGCGGGCACGGCAGCAAGGAGACGCGGCGGAGAAGCGGCAGGCACGGCAGCAAGGAGACCCGCCGGAGAAGCGGCGGGCACGGCGGCAGCGGCGGGCACGGCGGCAGCGGCGGGCACGGCGGCGGAGAGGATGAGGGAAGAGAGAGGCGGGGGTGTCTTTAGTGTAAAGGATGTAAACGTGTATATTTGCATGGTGGAAAGAATAATGAAAAGAAAGAAAGGCTTATGATTGACAGACAACGCGTGATGGACGAGACCCGTCAGGGCCTCGACATCCTGTTAGACCTCTACCCGCAGGCTAAGGACTGCGTGGGCACGAAGAAACAGTTCAAGATGCGTCTCGACGAGAAGACGGCATCGGCGACCATCAGGCAGAACCGTGCGGGGCTGTGGGTGGTGCATGACTTTGGCGGCGACGACGAGGACCTGAACGCCATCGACGCATGGATGCGTCTGAGGGGCTGGGACCGTTCGCGGTTCGGTCCGGCGGTGCAGGCGATAGCCCAGGAATATGGCATCAGGGACGAGCTGTCGCGGGACGTGAACTTTGCGCGGGTTGTGGAGCGCGCTGCTACTGACGATGAGAAGGAGGGGCAGTGGTATTATGAGATACGTGAGTTTACGGAGCGGGAGCTGAAGATCCTGGGACCGGGGGTGACGCGGGAGGTCTGCGGACGGCTGCACTGGTATGCATTAGAGTGGCTGGGGAAGGTGAAGGACAGACGGATCAAGGAGTTTCACTCGAATGAG